TGAATATCAGCAACAGTTATCGTGTTTATCACTTAATATATATCACGAAGCTAGAAGCGAATCTAAGCTAGGTCAAGAAGCAGTCGGTCTTGTTACTATGAATCGAGTCTATGACGGAAGATATCCAGATACTGTTTGTGATGTAGTCTATCAGTCACACGTTGACTCTAAGGGCAGACCAAAGCGTAACCGATGCCAGTTTAGTTGGTACTGTGATGGTAAGTCTGACAAGATACATGATATAGTTGCGTATAATGAGATTGAACAACTAAGCGCAGGTATTCTTGATTCTTATGGTATTGAACGTGATATCACAGACGGTGCTGTTATGTATCATGCATCTTATGTAAAGCCTTACTGGGCGAAATCTTATGAGAGAACCAGTCGAGTTGACTCTCATATATTCTATAAATAACGAATATACAATGAACTTGAGGTCACAATAATGTCACTAAAAGAACTGACTTGGGAAAATCATAAGTCTGCTGAACGCAAAGAATTTGCAAGCATTTTGATGAGCGGGTCAATCGATCCGCTTCTGTACTACAAATATCTATACAACCAATACTACAAGTATCTAGCACTCGAAGCAAAACTGCCTCTGATTGAACTGGATGTTGTAGATATTGCACGATGTAAATATATTCGATCTGACTTAAAAGAACTGGAGTTGACACATGGATTCCACTTTGAAGACGATCTAATACTGCCCTCTACGTTAGAATATGTCGAGTATTGTAACAACGTAGCAGATGGTAAAGGATTAATCCCACATATGTATGTTCGTCACTTTGGTGATATGTATGGTGGTGCGATGATAGCAAAACGAGTACCTGGTCATGGAATGATGTATAAATTTAAAGAAAAAGACTTGCTAAAAGAGAAAGTTCGTGCTATACTTACTGATGATATGGCAGATGAAGCGAATATCTGCTTTGAATATGCAATTAGATTATTTGGAGAATTAGTTGATGAATAAAATTGATAAGTCCTATAATGGCATAGCAAAGTCTTTTGATGACCTAGAAAAGCGAATGGACAGATGTCTGTATGCTTTGATACTTCTCAATGGCTTAGTTTTTGGATCACTCTTAACTCAATTAGCGTATAGATTCCTATGAGTGACTCTAAAAAGAAATTAGAAAGTTGTTTAGTTCTTTTTGCCGGACTCGTACTCGGTTCTTCTGTAGCATCTTTATTGATGGTACTAGACACTCCTCTTGGTAGTCTTGTAGTATGAGTTTAATCTGGGACAGTCTAATCGATATCCAAAACGATTTGATTAAGTCATTCGAATTGACTGGAACAGAGATTCAAGAAGAAGGCATGGATCGATTCAATCAGCCAGGCTGGGTCAATAGAGTCTGGACTAGCGAGAAGTATAGAAGAGCCCATGTTGATGTTGTTGATATGAGGGAATCACATAAGCTGTGGATGATGCATTGTTGCATATTCCCTCATACTGACAGCGATGCACCTATCTTTGGATTCGATGTAATCGCAGGACCTAAGAAGATGACGGGTGCGTTTTGTGATCTATCAGCAACAACGAATCCTGATCATGAGATGATTAAACACTTTGCTGAGATAACTTCCAGATTACAATGGAAAAGAGAACGTGAACTACCAGAATGGGCAAAAGCAATCTTTAGCGATGGAATGATGGCCGCAGGTATGGTCAAAGAGCAAGCAGAGATTGATCAGATATCGAAAGCCGTTGACGAGACTTTGAACTACTATATCAAAGAAGTAGGCAATTATAGTAGTACAGATTTAGATAGAGAGTTGGTAAGAGTTGCTCAAAATCGATACGGCCATTATCAGAGACAGAATCCTCATACTCCTCGTGTAATGAAATCTCTAGGACTGAATGAAGAAGATGTTGATGTATTTATCGAGAAATGTTTATTTCCAGAGTTAGACGAAGAATTATACAAAGTAAGTGGGGTGCCTTATAAAGTTCGAAGACGAGATATTAAGTTATAGACTACCGCCTCAGGCAACAATCTACGGCCGAAGACACTGTGAAGAGTCTGAACGGCTTAGAGAATGGGCAGTCTTTTCTGGTGTAGATGTTGAATTTCTATATCTAGATGAAGATTATGATCTGATTGAGTTTATAACAGTAGCACCAAGAGCAAGAAAATGGCCTCAGATAATTGTTGATGGTGAAAACATAGGTGATTGTAACGATTTTATGACATGGTTATATTTTATGGGAAGTGATAGAGATGACAAAAGGTAGAGTAGGATTTACTTGTTCAGCATTTGATCTGCTACACGCAGGTCATGTATCGATGCTGAGGGATGCAAGAGAGCAATGTGATTACTTGATATGTGGTCTTCAGGTAGATACGTCTAGTCGAGAAGGAAAGAACGTGCCAGTTCAGACTGTTGTTGAGAGATACACGCAGTTGTCTGCCGTTGGATATGTAGATGAGATTATACCTTACACAACGGAGCAAGACCTAGAAGATATTTTGAATATGTACCATATTGATATCCGTATACTAGGAGAAGAGTACCGAGATAAAGAGTTTACTGGTCGTGATATCTGCCGCAAAAGGGATATTGAACTATACTTCAACAAAAGAGATCACCGCTTCAGTAGTAGTGGCCTGAGAAAAAGGGTTTGCGAGACAACATGAAAAGAACAACGCAATTAATGCTATTCACATTTTCATTCTTTCTAATCAAAGGATTAATGTGGCTATTACTGTTCTATATGGGATATAATTTAGTAACATAGTACTTGACAAATCAGTTATACCATGCTATAATTACACACATAATAGAAACAATTGAGATTGATATGCTTTTAGTTATTGATGATTTTTTAGATCGTGAAGACAAAATATATAAAGAGATTGCCTCTGTGTTTTCTAATGAGAATTATCACAAACCTTTGCCAAGTCACACTTGGATGGACAAAGATAAGACTGCTGAGAACGTGTGGGAAAAAATGAGTCAAAAAATCTGGAAGTTTGCGACTCCCTTTACATCTGATTATGTTTCAAACGGGTATGAAGGAATCGAATATTGGGCCAATAGACTTCACGAAAATAAACAGTTAGATTGGCATATTGATAAAGATGAAGCACTTTATGCTGAGAGAAGTACAATTAACACTCCTATATTAGGATCAGTTTACTATGCACATACTGACGAGATATATGGAGGATACTTAGAGATTCAAAGACGAGGCCCTACAAATACAGAAAGTTTTGAGCGTATAGAGCCAGTGCATAATAGATTAGTTATATTTAACTCTTCCGCTACACATAGAGTTGATGATATAGTATGGGGACTAAGACAGCATTTTGCTACTAATATCTGGTCTCGTAAACCTTTAGATAAAAATTATGTATAGTGAGGTAATATTATGAAGATGATGTTTTTAAAATTCTATGACTTTTATAATTGGTTGTTTGACCATAGCAAGAACCCGCTAAGACACATACCAGACCCACTATCACGAATGTGGATAATGACTGTACTAGCTTGGATGTGGTCAATCACGTTTGGTATCTATATTGGTAGCGTAATCTATATGGGCGTAAGCCTTGTTATTCACTTTGTATTGTTGTTCATGGCTACATTTACAGCGGCAGTCTTTTATGATGCTGAACGCAGAGGCGACTCATGGTTGCTGAAGCTGAGAAAAGAGCAAGAATATAAATAAGACATTCGATGAAACATAAAGTAAGTTTGTTTGGACAGGGGTTCGACTCCCCTCGCCTCCACCAATAAAATACTATGGGGGCGTTCTGGATTCGACAGGCGAGTTGAGGTTATGTGGAGAATCAGTGAAGAAACACTGTATAAAATCAACTTAAAATAACTGCAAACGATGATAATTTTGCACATGGTGATTTTGCCCTAGCGGCATAATCTACCGGGGAGTCGCCTCATCCTAGCAACAGAACTAAGGGGCACACGACTTCTCATATACAGAGCATGATAACAGTATATGCAGAAGAGAGGTATGACATACCCAGAAAAAGGAAATTCGAAAATGTCAAACTTAACCAAAGAGGAGAGTGTGGATTGGTCCACCACTAGCATGGATTGCTGAGTAACAGATGCAGTTGGCATTGCCACGATAAGCATTGTTATAACGGACCACTTAACTTATACTATATGATGAGACTATGAAGATAAGCCAACCACACCCTAAAATAACCATATACGATGATGTCTTTTGCTGGAATGATCAAGTAAGCATTCTAAGGCAATTAGAGTCCATGCCGTACTTTATAGGATGGAACGACACTTCTGACAACACAGAAATGTTTATGCACGCCAGATTTTTTCGAGATGAGTGGGTAGCTACTAGCGAGCATGGAAGCGATCATGATTTGTTCAATATGCTTAGACGGACCGAAGCATACTCAACTCTTGAAAATAGTGTTGAAGATAATACTGTAAGCGTATTTGAGAAACTGATCGTAAATTGTACGACAATAGGTGATGTTAACTCTCATCATTGCCATAAAGGTCAAGATGTGTTATTATACTATGCGAACTTAGAATGGAGAAATGAGTGGATGGGTGAAACTTTTTTCTATGACGATATGGCCAAGGATATAATACACTGCGCTCCATACACTCCTAACAGAATAATCAAATTTTCTGGAGACTTAGTGCATAGATTCGGAGTTCCTTCAAGAACTGCACCTAAGTTTAGATTTAGCATATCGACATTTTTTAATCGTAGGGAGTTGATTCAAGATGTATCTGATAATAGCGATGCATTTAAAGATGCCTCTAAGGTTGAATGGACTAGTCCGAGTAACGATTTGAAAAGTATACTGTAACAACACCTAAACAAAAGGATTATATTATGACAACACCAACAAACTCGATTATTCTACCATCATCAGATGCCGACAAGCAACGCATGAAAGGTGCAATGGATGAAATCAGTAACGCATATACTCGCATAGAAGCAGAACGAGACTTTATTAAAGAAGCTGTTATTGCGCTTGAAGACGATGTGGGTATACCAAAGAAGTACTTATCGAAAATGGCTCGTATCTATCACAAAAACAATGTGAGTGAAGTTGTCGCTGAAATCGAGGACATCGAAGCATTACTTGAAACTATAGGATAATAATATGTCTAAGTTAGTTAGTAGAAGAATCAAAGTCGAAGAAGCGGGCAATGCTCAAGCACTTATCTTTGAGGCTGATAATGGTTGGAGAATTGAGTACTACGATCCTCGTGGCACACTAATGTCAACTGAATTACACGAGCGTAAATCCCTACAGTGGGCAGAAGATGCCGCAGAGAACTGGGCTTTAGGGATAAAGGTGCTAAATGGGTGATAAAAAAGAACTCAAGGCTCTTAATCGGTTAAACTCTGAAAGAATTATGATAGAGATTGCAAAGCACATCGAAGCTGGTGTGCCTTACATTGATGCTGTAGTTGAGTATGCCGAAAAGAATCAACTTGAGATTGAGGTCGTTGGAGAGATTATTCGTAAGTCGCCAATGCTGAAAGCGAACATCTATCGTGAAGCGGAAAAACTTAATATGATAGAAAAACTAGTGAGATTGCCTGTATGAGTTCTATGTATTCTACTAGAGATGCGTTTGAACTCTATAGTTACTACATGGCAATCAAGAAGCACTTCACATCAAGTTATGATTT